CTCGCGCCGGTGCCGGTGCCGTGGAAGTAAAAGGGAAAATCATACGGGAACGGCACATCAGTCTCGCTTGGTCTGCTTGGTCATGAGCGCATCAGCGGCGGCTTTCGCGCCTGGGTGCTGCCACTGGATGTAGCCGATGATCGTCCGGAGGTAGAGCTTCTGCTTGCCCAGTTCTTCGGCCCTGGTGTGCTCCTCCATGTGCCGAGCGGCCCTGGCCTGGACATCGACCGTGTGATACTGCCGGAGATAGGCTACCAGGTCGACCGCCATCGCCGCGTCCATCCACGCGCTGGGGACGGTGAGATCAGCCGCGTCGATCACATCCGGTGGGATGCCGTCCAGGTCGATCTCCGCGAGTAGTTGCTCGGCCATGGCTCCTCCTGGGTGTTAAATATTCAACACTAGGACACATCGACCGTCGCGTTGGACGCGCTGACGAACGCCGAACTGCTCGCAGCCGTGAACCATCCCTCGGCGATCATCGCGGTACGTACTGACGGGGTTCGCGCCTGGGACAGAATGAGCGCACGCAACTGACGGGGTGTCCGCGAGGTATAGCTAGGGGTTCCGGCGTCAATCGCATCCACAGCAGCCTTGGCGCGGGTCTTCATCGCCGTGCTCAACGGACTGGTTATCTCTGCCATTATGCTCCTATCGCGGCGAGCTTCTGTTCGGCCAGGGCTAGCTTGGACTCCAGCTCTCGTACTCGGATATACGTCTGCCACATCGCGCCCTCATGGGCATGGAGCCGTCGCTGAAGGGGAAACAGGAACACCCCCTCCTCGTTTTTCTCACCAGCTAGGCCAAGGGCCAAGAGCCGTTCGTGTGAATAGAACGGGTTGTCATACTCGCTCTCGATGATGCCGGTGCCGTCCGAGCCTTCCAACTGCATGGCCCGGACGAGTTGCACATCGTCCTCTGCATCCAATGCGACCGGCGTGGCATTTGTGAGGTGCAGCACGCCGTTGGCCTTCAACAAAAGCCTACATAGACGCGCCCCGTCGGTGTGTTGGATCTCTCCGACGCTCAGGATATTCGCCGCCGCGGCCATATCCACCAGGCCGTTGGCCTGGTCGTGCTCGCCGACAGAGATATTGACTTGTCCCGCAGAACCTACTACGTCGGTGGTTATCGCCGTACCGCCGATGGCATCCAGGAAAAACGTCTGGTTGCTTCCACCGTCTCCCTCCGACATCGCCTGCATGAGCACCCCGCCCTGGGTCGCGCTCATCTTTGAGACGGTAAAAAAGTCGTCTGTGGCTACGGTCGGCCCTGGCCCAGCGGAGGATAGCCCGGTGGCTACATCGGAGCTTGCAAGTCCAATGTAGAACCCATCGGCTGCAGCCCCGTCGATCATCAAACCGTAGTCCGTCTCGCCCTCGGTCGGGATGCCGTCAATCAGCAGGGTAGCCGCCCTGGTGATGTCCCCTGTCAGGTTGTCGGTAATCCCTGGCTCAGTAATCATCACCTGGGCGATGTTGGCTATACTCTCCGTGGCCGTCTGTGTGACGCTGTTGCAATTGATTAGTATGCCGACTATTTGTGTGGTGTCGCCGCTGGCACCGGTTATGCCCTCAGTGATGTTCAGCATATGGGCTTTACTGCTCGTCCCGTCCCCGGTGTAGCCCTTGCCGAGCGTAGCCCATCCGCGAGTCACTGCCGACCGACCTATGCCGAGTGCTCCCCCCGACTCGATGGTGAGCGCACCCGCAGCGGTGCCGATAGTACCAGCATCGGTGAGGGTGAGGTTGCCCTCCAAAAATAAATCCTGCCACGCTGCTGATGTGCTCCCCAGGTCGTAGGTATCGTCGGCGGCGGGGAGGAGGTTGCCCGTGACGGTGACATTCCCTGCTAATGATATGCCAGTGCTGTCGGTAATAACTCCATCAGTGATAACGGTATCTCCGATAGTGACATCGGTGGTTGCGTCGAGGGTCGTGACCGTGGGAGTAAGCGTCCACGCTGGAACCCCACCTGACACGGTGAGCACCGCGTTACTCGACCCGATCCCCAGCCGGATGATCTGCGTAGTGGAGGACGCATAGAGGATGTCGCCGATGGCCTGGGAGTCTATCTCATGGCCGCCGACGCTCTCGAACTCGGCCTGGGTCAGCTGGGTGCCGACGGTCTTATGTTTGAATTCGTTCGCCATATCTCTACCCTACCTGCTCGAATAATGGGACATACCGGACCACGACCGAGGCCCCGTCCGTGATCGTCGCATCGACGGCATCGTCAAAGACGAAATAGATGCGGGTGCCGTTGGGGTCGACCAGGGGCGGCGTCCCCTCCTGCTGTGGCCTCGATTGGAAGACGTCCGAGGTATCCCACAAGGAGAGCGAGGGTGCCGGGCTGATCCCGTCCAGCACCACCCGGTCCGCGGCTGATGTCTTGGAGGTGTACGCACTCCCGAAATCCACAGGGAGGAGCATGATGGCATCAACGTCGAAGGCGTCATCCCCGCTCCCGGAGACACGGTAATGGCAAAGCCGGAGCGTCAACGTCCCTAGCGTCGCCCCGTCAGGCAGTATCTGCGGAGGGACGATCAGCGTGCCGATATCGAGCCAGTGCCATATCGTGGTCCCAGCTGCGATGCTGGAGTAGTCCGCGGCCACGCTGGGGTCGTTTGTGAGTCCCCCATAGGCATACCCCATGGCGACTCCCCAAACACCACCGCCAGCATTACGCAGCCGTGCTAGGACGCGGAATGTGCCTTTACTCGGAGTGGTGATGGATTTGGTCAATACCCTCGGCGCAGCCGCGGTCCCGTAGTCGCCTTTGACGGCGATACCCAGGACGGCCCAGACTCCGTCCCCGGATGTCCAACTCATCGTCGTGGATGTGGTGGTGGCAGATTCGGTGGACGCCCCGTAGCGTCCACCATTCGGCAGTGCCGCATCAGACCGCTCGGTCTGATCAGTCCCAGGGGTCAACGCCCCGGCGACGTTGACCGCTAATGCGTCCACGACAATATCCCCCGCGAACGAGGCGATGTTGACCGTCGGGGCCGTTGAATCCCCAGTGGCGGTCGTTGCGCTGCCGGCTGGAGCCGATTGATACACGCCCGTGAAACTGGTGGCCGTGACTCCGATGCCTTCATGCCTCGAATCCCCGAACGTGACGACCACGTTATTCGAACCCGTTGACGGGGCGACCCGATACCATATGGAGGCGTTGACGTTCCCGCTGCTGACATCACCGCTTTTTGTCAGGGCATCGCCATCATAGGTGACGCCGGACGGTGCCGCCGGTGACCCTCCTGCGTCTCTTGCAGATACCGAGACGACGATCAGCCGGTTGTCGGCAGTGCTACATGTGTGCGAATGCGTCGTACTTGATGCTGTGTTTCCAGTGGTGGTGCTTGTGGCGTCGAATGTGACGGTCTGAGTATTCTGGCCATAGTTACCACCACTGGCATCGCCGTCTGATGGCTCGGCTCCCCAGGTCGCGAAGTCCTCGCCCTCGATCCAGATGTCCGCATCGGCCAACCTGCCGTCGTGTCTAGCACCGGCCCAGAACTCGGTGTGGACCTCTCCCTCGGTCGCCTGGACTTGGAGCCTGCCGTTGACATCACCAGGCACGCCATAAACATCGACATAATTGGTATGGGCCTGGGCGGCGTCATCGAAGTGGTTGGCGATGGTCCTACTTGATACCCAGGCGGTCGGGACCGTCGCGGCTTGCACGGCGATGCAGGCATCGACATAGCAGGTGCCGGTCGCGCTGGATGCCGTAGCCTCCAGGTGCGGCTTGAACACGGCGGCGGTAGTGGAGCTTGGCACCGTCTGGCCTTCGATCTTGACCAGGGTGAAGGCTGAATTGGTGGACGTGACCTCTACGGTCGCGGTGCTGCTCCCGCCGGTGTATTCGATGTCGAGGACGAACTTGCAGTTGCTCAGTGCGGTGACGTAGACCCAGCAGCCAAACGACCACGTCTCCGCAGCATCCACGTCGGGCAGGGACTGATTCCTCTCGATGACCTGGCCGCTCCCTCCGGAGTTGGTCATCACGAGCTTGCAGCTTGCGCTCCCGTACTTTGCCTGCGTCGTATCACGGGCCGTTGTGCCGGTCGCGGTCTTGCTCTCAGTCCAATCGGCGAGGGCTGTCCCGGCGACCTCGTAGGACGGGTCGAGGACGTAGTTCTCGATCGTCTCCTCGGTCCCTTGCCAGTACGGGTCGACGTCGAGGGACAAGGTGCAGTGGACGAGCTTGGGGTTGGTGGATACCAACCGGACCGCGCTCCTATCCCCTGCCCCGACCGTGAACGTCCCGTCCTGAATGTCTATCGCATACGTGCTGCCATCGCCGGGTGAGTATTGGAGCTGCCACTGGTTGCCGACGCCGGAGAGCGCGTAGGCTCTGGCACGTTCGATGGCGTTCTGGATGTCGCGCAGCGCACTGGTGAGGAGGGCGAGCGTGCTTGCCGTGACGAGCACATCGGCTGAGATCGTGCGCTTCCCTTTGGCGTGACCGGTGATCCCCCAGCTGCTCATGAAGATATTGCCATGCTCGGCCCGGAGCACCTCCGGCACACCCAGGTCCAGCGTCTCGGTCCGTACCATATAGGTGGACCCGGCCAGGTCGTGGGTGGTCGTGCCGTCCGTAAGCGTCAGAGTGATCGCCATCAGCTAGACCGCACCTGTTCCTCTTGCTTTGCCATCCGACCGATGCCGGACCCGACCAGCGCACCATCGAGGAAGACCTGGACCGTCATCGGACTCTGGCCTGCTGGCGTGACCGTCTCGCCACCGTGGACGATCGCCATTCGGGCTTGCCCGGTCGGCCCTGGGACGACGCCCCCATGGGCCAGCGAAGGGAACCCCTCGACGGCTGCGCCCGTCACACCCGCAGCGACCAGGGCAGCCTGCGCTCCGGCCATGATCTCTGCCAGCATGGGCAATTGACCGAGCATGGCCTTCGTGGTCCCCATCTTGGGTAGACCTCGGAACGCCGCAGTCTCGGCCATCATCTCCTTCTGGAGCTTCTGCTGTGCCTCCAGCTCCTTCTTGATTTTCTCTTCCGTATCCAGCTTCTTCTGCAGCGTATCAACGTGCTGTCGGAGTAGATCGGCTTGCTGGTGGTATTCCACGCGGAGCTTGTGAGCGGCTATCACCTCTTCTTTGCCGAGGTCGCCTGTCTGGATCTTCGCCATCTCGTCCTGTGCCATCTGCTGGGCCTTGATGATCCCCCGCCTGAAG